TATGACTAAAAACTTACTTAACCAAATAATGGCCAACACAGACAAGCCCGCAAAGGCATCTGAAAGTATGCAAGCATTAATCGAGAAGATTAATTCTGGATACATTGCTAATCGTGGTCCAAGGCATCAGCAAAAGAAAACCTTTGCCCCATCGACCATTGCTTATGGTCATGGAGAGTGTCCTAGATACTGGTACCTGGCATTTGAGGGCGGTACGTTCGAAGACAACGCAGACGCATTTGCTGGTGCCAACATGACTAATGGATCTAAATCACATGAGCGTATTCAGCAAGCAATGGCAGACTCTGGAATGCTTATTGATTCAGAGTTTAAGATTCTATACGATGACCCACCCATCTTTGGATACGGAGACGTAATCCTTGACTGGGAGGGAGAAGAGCTTCTTGGTGAGATCAAGACAGCCATGCAAGAAGGATTTGAGTATCGGAAAAGAACTGGTAAGGCAAAGACGGGCCATCTAATCCAGATTCTTATCTACATGAAGATACTTAAAAAAGCAAAAGGTGTTCTCATTTATGAAAACAAGAATAACCACGAACTGCTGGCAATTCCTGTTGTTGTAAATGATTACTATATTAAGTGGGTAGACCAGACATTTGAATGGATGAGAACAGTTCGTAAGGCATGGGAGGATAAGCTCTTGCCTAAAAAGAACTACCGTTCAAATTCTAAAATCTGCAAGTCCTGTCCTTTGATAAAGGTCTGTGCAGACGCTGGTGAGGGAGACATCAAGATAAATTCTATGGAGCCCTTAGATGAAAACTTGTCAATGGTGTGATGACCCATTTGAACCAAAAGTGGGTTATCAAATTTATTGCTCTTCTGAGTGTAGAGAAGAAGCTACTAAAGAAAAAATTGCCCAAAGATACCTTGTTGCTAGACGCAACAAGATGATGGGCAAAAAAAGAGAGTGTAAGTCTTGTGGCTCTCCTCTTTCTGCATACAATGATGATCCTATCTGTCATGGTTGCCTAATAAATCCAATTGAAGTGTCTAGGGCTCTTAAGGAAATTAGAGGGAGTGCTAATGGTAAACCTAAGCGTTCTAAATAGCCCACCAGAAAAAATTTGTGCCATTGACGCCAGCACAAACAGTTTGGCGTTTGCAATATTTAATGGCAAAAAACTAGAGCTGATTGGAAAAATTAATTTCGAAGGAAGCAACACTTACGACAAAGTTGCTGATGCTTGTGCCAAGGCAGAGTCTGTGTTTGGACTATACAGGGTAGAGGCTATCGTTATTGAGCATACGGTTTTTATGAACAGTCCAAAAACCCAGGCGGATCTAGCACTTGTACAGGGAGGCCTTTTGGGCGGGATGTCTTTGGCGGGGGCAAGAAAAATTAAATCAATTAATCCCATAGCATGGCAAACATTCATTGGAAACGGCAGACTTACTCATGCGGAGAAGGCCATACTAAGAACATCTAGCCCAGGCAAAAGTGACTCTTGGTACAGGTCTAAGGAAAGAGAAATAAGAAAAGAAAAAACTATTAGCTTTGTTAACACCTATTACGACAAAAATATTTCAGACAATGATATAGCCGATGCAATAGGTATTGGGCATTACGCTATTCGTAACTGGACAAAGCTGAATTGACAAGGAGTGTAGATGCCTGCTAAACTTTATACGAATTCTTTTTGGCTAAAGAAGAGGTACCAGCTAGATAGAAAAACACCACAAGACATCGCAAAAGAATGCGGGGTAAGTGTAGCAACAATTTATGTTTATTTAGATAAGTTTGGATTAAGAAAATCTAAAAGGTAAAACAGGAGATGGGTATGAGAGAATATAGTAATAAGGATCAGGTTGGTTTTGACGACATCCTTTTGATCCCTCAGCATTCTGAGGTTTCTAGTCGTAACGACGTTAGCTTGTCTACCACTTTGGGCAAAGGTCTTAATGGTATAGCGATGTCTATGCCAATTATTGCAGCACCAATGGACACCGTATGTGAGCACGAGATGGCATCTTCTATTCGTAAAGCTGGCGGTTTTGGAATTATCCATAGATATATGCCAATTGAAAAGCAGGTGAAACAGATTGGTCTTGCAAAAGCTATGGGTGGCTCTGCTGGTGGATCGGTAGGGGCAAGAGGAGAGTTTGCTCACGATGCGGTAAGGCTGGTAAGTGCCGGAGCCCTTCTGATTCTGATAGATGTTGCTAACGGTCATAGCGAATACGCTGTTGGTGCAGTAAGAGAACTTCGCCAGGTTTTTGGAAACCAGATTCACATTATGGCTGGCAATGTTGCCACGTGGGAAGGTTTTGCTAGATTGGCTGATGCCGGAGCCGACTCCATTAGAGTTGGAATTGGCGGTGGATCGGCTTGCACCACAAGAGTTGTAAGCGGACACGGCGTGCCAACCCTGTCCTCGATTATGGATATTAGAGAACGAGTTGCATACAGCGAAGGTCCGAGTCTCATTGCCGATGGTGGTATTCGTAATTCTGGAGATGCCGCCAAGGCTCTAGCCGCAGGAGCACACGCTTTGATGCTGGGCAGGTTATTGGCTGGCACAAAAGAATCTCCTGGAGAAATCGTGGATGGACGCAAGGTCTTCCGAGGAATGGCATCTAGGGAGGCACAGGAGGAGGGTAGGGGGGTCGTATCCGGTATAGAGGGTATTGCGACTACCGTTCCTTTCGTTGGAAGTGTTAATGATATTATTAATGATTTTAATGCTGGTCTAAAGAGTGCCCTGTCATACACAGGGGTAGACAATCTCATTGACTTTCACGCCGAGGCAGTGTACAATAGAGTAACAAGTAGTACACTAAACGAAACCAAACCACACGCAAAGGAGTAACATGCCACGCCGTAAAAAGGTAGAGCTTCCGCCCACCAAGTTTTTTAGCTACCCAGAGATTGAGGTAGATGGTTTTATTATTGAAAAAGGCGAACTAATCAAGATCAAAGATGAGTGGGGTATGCGATTTAAGTTTGACGGTCTGGTTACCAACACCGAGACTGGCGCCCAATGGGTAGACTGTTTTGAGATGTATCGAGGAAAGGCCGGTGTCTTGAGGGCATTCAGGCTAGACCGAGTAAAGAGAATTCCTAAGAAGAGGGGTAAGCGTCGTGCCAAGCGAGGAACAGCAATTAGTACAGCACCTTGACACCGTCAATAAAGTTGTTGGAGAATATCTTAAGGGCAACGATCCTACAAAGATTTCTAAACAGTTAGACATTCCAAGAACAAAGGTGGCCGCTCTAATAAAAGAGTGGCAGGTAATGGCGTCCGACAACTCCGCTATTCGCGCTAGGGCAAAAGAGGCTTTGGCTGCAGCAGACGAGCACTACAGCAGACTGATTAGTCAGGCCTATGAGGTTATTGACGAGGCCACCACCACAGCAAACCTAGGCGCTAAGACAAACGGTATCAAGCTAGTAATGGACCTAGAGTCTAAGCGCATTGAGATGCTGCAGAAAGCTGGTCTTCTAGAAAACAAAGAGCTGGCGGAAGAGATGCTGGAGATTGAGCGTAGGCAAGAAATTCTTATGGTCATTCTTAAAGATGTGGCCGCAGAGCATCCAGAAATTAGAGATAAGATTATGAAGAAGCTGTCGGAGGCTTCTGAAAAGCTAAACGAAACGGTAACAATCGTACACAATGTTTGATGATTTTTTAGAGGTACTTAAAGATAATCCATTTGAAGAAATTCCTGTGGATGCTAAAACCTTTGTAGAGGATGAGGCTTTTCTTAATCAGCCGCCGCTTTCTGCTATTCAGTATGACATTGTAGAAGCCATGAGCCAGATTTACAGGAAAGAAGATCTTGTAGAGCTTTTGGGGCATGAAGAGGGTAGCCGATATTACAAGAAGTTTACCAAGAACGAAATTATTTTACAGCTTGGCAAAGGAACTATTGGTGCAGACTCTCTTGTTTGGACAGATGATTATGGATACCGAAAGCCCACAGATCTCTTAGACAATTATGGCACAATGCTTTGTGGCCACAGGGGCTACTTTGCGTCATCTGCATTTTTTTCAGAGGGAGAAGAGGAGGCTTTTAGGGTAACAACCCAGAAGGGTTTCTCTATTGTCAGCAACATTTCTCACGGATTTTATGGATGGAAGTCTAGTCGTCATGGGAAGACATACTCAATGAAGTCTGAGATTTCAGAGCATCCCCTTGCCACATTGGTCGAAGGAGATATTCTCGGTATCCGCTTTGGATACAACGAGCCTAAAAATCCAGTAGAGATCACGCTTGATGAGGCAAAGCTTATTGGCTACATGCTAGGTGACGGTACCCTTCCGAGGGTGGCGGCTAATGGTACCTTTTTAAGGGGCAGCATGGAGTTTACTAATGCGACCCCCAAAGTTCAGGAAGATATCCTTAATATTGTTAGACGCCTGGGCGGCACGACCAAAGAGGGTGTTTCGGGCAAAGGGTGCTGGAAAATACATATAGGTGGACTTGGAAAACTGGCAAAAAGACTAGGCCTTGTTCAGGAGTATAACTCTCAAAAACCTTGGATGGGGTGGTGGCTAAATCTTTCAGATAAAAACTTATCGGCGCTAATAGGTGCCCTATGGGATACAGACGGCTGGGCCACAATACAAAATAAAAGCTCTGGTAGAAGTGTAAATGTTGCTATCGAGTTAACCTCGGCGGCCGTCGTTACCGGTGTTCACTATGCCCTTCAAAGACTTGGCATTGTGTCTAAATTTTATCTGTCTAGAAAGCTTCGCGCTAATGGAAAACACAATCCAACTTTTCGTGCCCAGATTTCTTCTTTTGCCGACGCCCTCAGATTCGCTAAAATAATTCCCACCCACAAAGACTTGTCTTTAATTATTAGTACTGCCAATGAGTTGGGTATTAAAGAGCGCGAAAAATCTTTTATCTATGGTGATAGAATCAAAAGCATCGAAAGGGTTGGAAAGAAAGAGCTATACACCACAGTTGTTGAAGTTGACCATTCTTATTCTGCTAATGGTATGATACACGCTAATTCTGGAAAAGACTTTACCTCTACTGTAGCTGTAGCCTATATTGTATACAAGCTTTTATGCCTCAAAGATCCAGCGGGAGATGCTATTGACATTATCAACATAGCAATTAATGCTGCCCAGGCTAAAAACGTTTTCTTTAAAGGTTTTAAAAACAAGATTGAAAAATCCCCTTGGTTTGCTGGCAGGTACTACGCCAAGATGGACTCTATTGATTTTGACAAGTCTATTACTGTTTATTCCGGTCACTCTGAGCGTGAGTCACATGAGGGTCTAAACCTTATGGTAGCAGTCCTTGACGAGATTTCTGGCTTTGCCACCGAAAATGCCAGCGGTAATGATCAAGGAAAGACCGCAGACAATATTTACAAAGCCTTTCGTGGTACTGTAGACTCTCGTTTTCCAGACTTGGGCAAGGTGGTACTTCTTTCCTTCCCAAGATATCCAGGAGACTTTATTTCTCAAAAATATGATGAGGCAATCCTTGAGAAAGAAACTATTCAAAGACATCACAAATTTGTTTTAAATCCAGACCTACCCGAAGACGCCGAGGGCAACAACCTAGAAATAACCTGGGATGAAGAGCACATCATTTCTTATAAATACCCCAACACCTTTGCCCTTAAGAGACCTACTTGGGAAGTAAACCCTACAAGATCTATCGAAGACTTTAAGTTAGCATTCTACACAGACCTTGGAGACGCAATGATGCGCTTCCTCTGTGTACCAACATTTGCCTCAGACGCCTTCTTTAAACAAAGAGAAAAGATTCAGGCGTGTATGACTGGCAGAAACCCCATCGATACTTTTAAGCGCTTTGACGAATCGTTCAAGCCAGACCCAGACAAGAAGTACTATGTACACGCCGACCTTGCACAAAAGCATGACAAGTGTGCTGTGGCAATTGCTCACGTAGAAAAATGGGTAAACATTCAAGTCATTAAAGATTACGAGCAGGTTGTTCCTTTTGTTGTAGTCGATGCCGTAGTTTATTGGGAGCCAAAGATCGAAGGTCCTGTAGACCT